CAAAGGTGGGAGACGAATTTTCCTGCAAACGCTACTAGGGAAACGTTATTTGCATACATAGAGCGAATCGATAAGGAAAAGTTGATAGATACGGCGCACATATTAACCAATCTTAAAGCATTGTTTTGCTTTTTGGAATCCGATGCGATATCAGATTTCAAATCCTTCTGTCAACTCTTTGATCTTGCCGACGAGGAGTATCTAAAACAACTTATCGACAAAATCAAGTATGTTTTCAATATTGTACTAAATAGTAGCGCGGCAAAATCAAAAAACTAATAGAGCGCAGTCAAGAATTATTTAAGTTGTATTCCAGGATATGTCCGCAAAGCAAACGTAATAATTCTATGACTGTGCAACCTAGAATAATAACGTTGTTGCAAAAATGCGTTGAACACAAAATACAAGATAGTTTGATTCAACGCCTGCACTTCAACGACTTGTATATGTTGCTCTTGTCCATAGATATTGCAAATATTAAGCAATTTATAAAGCGAGAGAGGCAATCTAAAACGCGGAGTTCAAATACTGAAGTGCGAGACATATCAGGTGCGGCAGCTGTCAAATTTTTAAAGGGAGGTGGTAAGGTTGACTAATAACATAAATGGCGAAACCGTTGAGGTTAGCGCAAATATAAATGAATTTAACAAAGTAATAAACGAGGCGAAAGCCAACGCAAAATCTGCCACGAAAGATCTTGCCACCTTACAAAAAAGTTTGCAACTTGATTTTAACGATGAGAAGTTTGCCAAAGCGCAGAAGGTGGCTCAAAAGGCGATAGACGAGACTGCAAAAGCTGCGGAGACGTTGAAAGAAAAAATGCAATATCTTGAACGGTGCGGAAATATCGACACTGACGAATACAAGAATGCGCAACGGGATATTAACGAAGTTGAACTCAAAGCGGCAGCATTGCAAAATCAACTGGGACAAATAAATCAAATCAGCTTTGACCGTTTGTCTCAACAAGTTACAAGCGTTGGAAACGATATTCAAAAGGCAGGAAATGCAATTACACCGTTTTCAGCGCTTGCGACCAAGGCTGTCACTGCGCTCGGCAAAATGGGCGTTACGGCAGCAAGCACAGGCGCAGAGTTAAACGACATGTCTCTACGTCTTGGAATATCCGCCGAAAAAGTACAGGAGTATCGTTACGTTACGGCGCAAGCCGGAGTTGAATGGAGCGTATTTGAGAAAGCAATTATCAATGCGCGCTCAGCAATGCTTGACTTGTCAACGGGAACAATAAGCACTGCATCGCAAGCGTTGCAGTCGCTCGGACTCAACGTCGCCGACTTTGAAAGTAAAGAAGCAATGTTTGACGGCATCATCGACGCTTTATCGAAAATGCAAGACAAAACGTTGCAGGCGGCATACGCTAATGAGATTTTTGGCGACGAAGTCGCAAATCAGATGTTGCCGTATCTCAATGCAGGGGGTGACGCTATAAGCCAATTTAAGACGGAATTTGGATATATAGGAGCGCTATCTAACGAACAGGTTGTCGCTCTTGCCGATTTGGACAATACGTTACGCCTACTTAAAAAAGCGTTTAAAAATGTTACAACACAAATCGGTGCGTCGCTTAGTCCGCTTATCAAAAATGTTGCTGACAGCATACAAAAGAAATTAGTGCCGCGATTGCAACAACTTGCGAATTGGTTTAATAGTTTGAGTTTAGGTCAACAAAAAGTTGCTTTGACGTCATTGGTCGTTGTAGCAGCGCTTGCGCCGCTCACGTTAGGCATAGGAAAACTCGTGACGGCAGTTGGTAGCATAATCAATGTTTTGCCTAAATTAGGCGAGGCAATGAGTACATTGGCAGCGCATCCGATTATTTTGATAATAGCAGCAGTGGCGGCGGTTTTGTTACTTTTGTATACTCAGTGCGAATCATTTAGAGAAAGTATCAATAATCTCGTCAGTCTTATAGGCTCAGCATTGCAGCCAATTTTAGAAGTGGTGATGCAACTGCTAAAAGATGTCATGGGGGCAATTTTGCCTATAATTGAAATGATAGGACAGTTGCTTTCTGTTGTTGTTAATCTAATAAACGGCGCATTGCAAATGGTTGTTGAAATTATCACAGATATATTCAGTGCAATATCGCCGTTGATCGACATTATTATGACGATGTTAAATATAGTGCTAACTCCGCTTAAATCTATGCTATCCGTTCTATTGGCTATATTGCAACCAATTTTAAGCGTAGCGTTGATACCGTTGCAACTTGCGTTAAAACTACTGCAAATACCGTTGCAAATGATAGGACAGTTGCTGTCTTGGCTTGCTCCGTTATTTAGAGCATTCGCCAAAATAGTGCAGGGGGTTTTCGGTATTGTGCTTGATGTGATCAATACTGTGCTTGGAGCAGTGGAGAAGGCTATAAATTGGTGTATCGCAAAAATCAACAAACTTATTGACGGAATAAATAAGTCTATGGGTTGGCTTGGCGTAAATATCAGCCGTATTCAAGATGTGTCGCTAAAAATCAATACGTCTTTTAACATCGACGATAAAAATTTGGAGATCGATTCAACGCCGCCTATGCCGTCTTCTTTTGAAAACGGCGACATCTATGGGCAGATCGGCGCAAGCGGCACGACAGGCGATATATACAACAACGATTACAGTACGACAAACAAAACTCAAAACATTACGGTAGTCATAGAAAACTATGCGTCGGAAGTAGATGTGGACGATCTTGTAAATCAAATAAATATTAAACTTGCGGAGGCAATGTGATATGAGAAAGTTTTATTTGCATAATTCAAGCAAAACAAAGTCGTTTGATTTGAACAGTATGTCGTCTCTTGCAACCGAACCGAGCGGACTTGGCAATTCGTTTAGTACCGCTTATAAGGAAAGCGCCAACGGTAAGCATCTTGTAAACGCAACGCCAGACTTTGAACCAATAAAATTGAAGATTTATTTTAATGCTGATGCGTCAGACGGGTATGCAAACTATAAAGCGCTTATGCAATTTTTAGCTGAGTGCAGAGTAAGTGACAAAAAAGAAATTTTATTTGAGTATAACGACGGCATTACCGACAAGTTTTGTGACGTTGTATTCAAGTCGTCAACTAAATCCGAGACAAGCGAAGAGAATGTTTTTTGCGAGACATTTACGTTTGAACGTCAGTCTTATTGGTATGAACGTATCGAAGAATCTTTTGCGCTTAAAAATACGTCGGCAGACGCGTCGAGCTTTCCGCTTGGATTTCCATTTGGATTTTATGGACATGTCTTTAAGACAAAGCAATTCGTATCTAATTCTTTTCACGTATCTGCGCCGATAACGTTAACAATATCGGGTAATATCCGCAATGATATAAGAGTTTATATAGCTACGCTAGAAGATGAAATTGTTGCGGAAATAAAATTGTCAACGAATTGCGTTGACGGCAAAGTTATTGTCATAGAGCCTAACACAAAGAAAATAACCGTAGAACAAAATGGCGAAGTTACAAATGGCTACGGACTGACGGATAAAACAAAGCAATCGTTTTTGTATTTACCTCAGGGCGATTACTATATTAGCTCTAATATGACGGTAGAAGACAGCGGAGAAATCGCATTTGCAATCAAGAGATATTTGCTAGATTGACGGGAGGTTAACATATGTACATAGCGCTTTATGACGAAAATAGAAAGCATATCTCAAACGTAGATAATACATCGCTAGATTTGACAGAGCGGGTTTACGACCTTGACACATTCAATGCCGACGGCATTTGCAACGACGACGTAAATAATTCTAAAATTGCCGTAGTAAATAACGACATGGGAGAGTATGAGTACGCTTGTCTAATTGATAATATTACGCCTGACGGCAGAAAGCGCATAATCAAAGGCTTGGACTTTAAGACTCTTTGGGAGACGGAAATATTGCTTGATTTTACTGTTGACGGCAGTTTTGACGGTAGAGTATCGGCACTCTTCAATTATGTCAAGAGCGCGGTTTTCGACAGTGTCGACGCAGTAATAGGAAAAATACCGATAGAAGTGATAATACCGACTGACAATACCGATACGACGGTAATGTTCGGCTCATATCAAGGACAATACGTTATTACCGACGCATACAAATTCTTGAAATGTTATCTAAAATATTACGAATATAATATAAAATCTTCATACGACGTCGTAGAAGGCAAAATAATATTTGAGTTTGTAAAAAACACTCAGGAAATAGAAGTGGATTTAAACGACTTTATTTACGAATTGACCACTTCGTCGTCTGCAACAAACAAAGCTGTTGCAACTATTAAATATAAAGTTGAAACGTCCGAAACTGATAGCAACGGCAACATAATATATACGAATATACGGAAAGTCGCAGACGACGTCAGTCCTATATTTAATGACAACGGGCAGCCAGTCTACGAAGAAAAGAAAAAGTCGCGCCCGACGAATATGGCGACGAAGTTTTATTACCGTACTAAAAGTAACGATATCGTTCAAGCGGACGCAAAAGGCGATATAGATGGGCGTATCTATCCTGTCAAAACGAAGTGGTTTGAACAAGAGTATTTAGCATCGTCACAGTTTGACGCCGTATATGAGCTAGCCAACAGCCGTTATGTTGACAATATCATAATTGACAACAATTTGACGATAGATCCAATAGATTTCTCGCTTTATCCGCTTTACACGAAAGTTAAGTTGTATTATGGCGGCAAATTATATAAGACTTTGCCTATAAGCGAAAAGATAATTAAACTTGACGCAAAAGGCAAGAATACAAAAATCAAACTCGGTTTTAAAAAAATTTTATTGACCGAAATAATAAAAAACTAGGAGGATAAATAAATGATAAAGTCTATCACATTTCAAGGCAATCGTAAATTTGCTGCAAATCTCTATGCATTAGAAATAAAAAGTAGATTTATCGATCAAACGCATGCCGACGGATATTATTCTGGCTATGGGTCAGAACTTGAAGCAAAAGTTGTAGGTAATCAAATACAGATCGGCACAGGCGCATTTGTTGTGCAAGGGCGTATAAGCGAAGTCGTATCGACTGAGGTAGTAACGCCGACAATATACGGTAATTGCGTCGGTTATGTAGTTGCCCGTATAGAGACTTATCATGTATCAGACGACAATAATTGCACGTTCAAGGCGTATGTAAATACTGCGTTGAGTGAAATTCCATTGCGTCAAGACGACGTGTATGCGACGAATGCTGATAATGAGAATCTTGTTTATGAGTTGCCAATCTACTCGTTTGAGATAAAAGATAGGACAATCATCAACTTGCAAAAACTCATAAAGCCTATCGACGACTATGCTCGTGTGCAGAAAGAAGTTGATCGAATAGTTAAATCAACAAATGACGCTTTGGCATTAGTGCAGTCTGCAACAGAAAGTTCAGAGCAAGCAACAATGTCAGCAGATAATGCGGTTAAAAAGTCAGATAGTGCAGTTAGGTTAGCTACTGAAGCAAAGACGACAGCAGACGGCTTAGCGGACAGCATAGCGCAGGCAAATACTACCGCAGGCGAGGCTAGACAGATAGCGGCAGAGGCAGAGCAAGCGTCAAGTAACGCAGTAACAACAGCAAATGAGGCAAAGACCACGGCAGACGGCTTAGCAGATAGTATAGCGCAGGCTAATACAACCGCAGGCGAAGCAAAGGAAATAGCAGAGGAGGCATTAGAGCAATCTAAGGTCACAGGTACTAAGGTCAACGTAGACGGAGCTTTCCAAAGCAATCTAAACTTCGACAGAGACCCACAAGAGCAGCTAAACGATTTAAAATCAGCCGAGACTGCTTTGCAAAATGGAAAGGTCAATAAATCAGGCGATACTATGAGCGGAGATCTGACAGCACCAAATTTTATTGGAGCTTTTAAACAAAAAGATATTACCAAAAACTACCTTGACTTTGTTACGGGAGATGGAGATAATTTTGGAGTTAGTGGACTGGCAGGGAAAATTTATCGACTTAACGACCTTACTAATCAGTATGGACAAAAGATGCGCGGAGAAAAGACTGTTAATATTGGTGCGTCTCTTCAAGGTGAGCAAAGCGGCTTTTATAGTGATGCGTATGAATGGTACTCAAAAAGCATTAAAAGTGGTGGAACTGGCGATAGTTTTATTCTTACTTGGCAATTTGGCGGCGGCTCAGATAAACAGTACGGACTGTGGCTAAGAGTGTATAACTCTGGTAATTTGCAATATGAGCAAAGGCTTGCTGATGGGGTGAGCACGCCACTTGCTGTAAATATGTCAAAATTAGAGCCTACAACGGCAAATGGCTGGACAATAGGTTCTGCGGAAAATTTGATTTTGCCTTATATAGATGCAGTGTATTTAGTTAGATTGAAACTTAATGGTATTTGGTCAAGTGCTGGGCTTATGGTTTTTTCAACTTGTGCATTTAGTGAATTTGCTAATGGATATTC